CAAGTTTACCAAACACTGAGTCATCCAGGACTAAGAATGACCAGTCAAGAGAAGCCACACTGATTGCCATGTCATGGCGGCCTGTGTCAATACTATGCCCTATGCGGATTACCTGCCCAAACTGTTCAATAGGATCCCCAAGACTGTTAGGTGTGAACCGTATGGAAATCACATCACCAATCTCCAAACCAAGGCACGCCGCTTTGTTAGCCGTTCCCACCGTGTCCAAGTTCACACTGATACTTTCAAACCGATACTCAGGGTCCCCATACTTTTGCACCAGGAAGTTTGCAAGGTTATCCAACTGCACCTGTGTGGACACTAGAGTGTCGAGCTCCAAGCTAGAGATACCGTAAGCAGTCCTAGACCGGTCATTGTTCGCCACAGCAGTCCCAGCGTTACTAGTCACCACCGCCTCATTGAACAGGAGCTCTGAGCCATAGTTCACAGAGGTGAGAGTAAAAGGGATCCCTGTCCCATCATCCCTAAACTCTGTCACGCTGTCACTAGTAGGGGTAGCATCCAGCCGGTCCCTAAACACCAGGTCCCCAGTCTTACCCACAAACAGGAGCCCCTGCTCACTATCAGAAACCTTCTGCAAATACTGGAGTGCGTTACCCTCAAACACATCAGCACCCAAAGTAGAAACACCAGCATCAATGTTGCGTCTATCTGCAGGCCAGCCAACATCCTCCTGATCTAGCACTGCACTCACACGCGCCCCAGACAGTTGTGGTGTAGCGCTCCCAGCAGTGAGTAACTGTCGAGCCAAAAGGGTGAAGTCATCGGTTGCTTGAATCTCAGCCCTAGAATCCCCACCAGGAGCGTATTGGAAGTTCCAGTCATCAATCGTGGTGGTGATAGTGCGCACACCATCCACAGTCACCCTCACCTCACGCCTAGGAACAACCGCCCCATAGAAAGGTGAAGGCAAATAATTAGGGTCAAAAGCGCGGTCATCATTGTTCAGAATGACGTTCAGTGCACCAGCGTTGAACCTATCCAGGTCACGGTTCTTCCCACGACTAATACTGAGTGTCTCCACCCTGTTGCTAATATCTTTGAACACTGTGCCACCCAAAGTGTAAACAGTGTTATCCAGCACACCAGCCACAGGGTCATCAAGGATGAAACCCTCAACAGCACCCAGCTCTACAACTGTGGCCATTACGCGCTCGCAAACACAGGACCGCTAGTGCGCTCATACCGTTTGATGGCTGTCACAATCTGCTCACCAATCTGTGAACCGTTAGCACCCATGCCGGCGTTCACCGTGATGTTGATGCGAGCACCGCCACCCAGCCTGTCATTAGGGATGATAGTGCCACCACCACTAGAAGGCACAAACAGTTCAGGACCCATCTCACCCACCAGGTAGCTGCGCTGTGAGGACACAGAGCCACCACCCTGCTTCTTCCCACCATAACCCTGCTGAGCAGATTGCAAGTTGATGAAGTACTCAGCCAGCTCATTCAACCTAATACCAATAGCACCACCGGCTTTATCCATGAGTGTCTCAAAATCCACAGAAGGAGCGTTGCCTGACAGGATATTGAAAGCCTCATTCAGCACAAACATCAACTGACTAAGGCGCTCAAGCTGGTCATTCAGGAGCTGTAGACCGCCGATGATACTGGCTGATGTAAGGTCCAGGAGGAACTGCCCAAAGTCTGACTCAATAAACTTGATGACTTCCTCAGCGATAAGGAACAGGTTCTCACCCAGTTTGCGCACATTCTCCTGGAATTGCTCATTGTTCATAAGCTCAATGACGGTAGGGAGCACAGCATCCCCAAGCTCACCAAGCTTCGTTGCAACCGCCTCAACCCCCTCAAATATTGTGTCAAATACTTCACTAATAACAGGGCCATTTTGCTCCATGAAAACCCTGAAATCTTCAAGGTAAGGCAACAGCCTTTCAGCGAGTTCCCCACCAATCGTGATTAGGTCATCTTTCACAGTTGCCATTGCCTGATCAAACTTGAACTGTGCTGTGTCAGCGGTCAGCGCCATCGCCTCATCAAGGATGCCCACACCATCAGTCATCTGAGCAATGATGTCTGTGTTTGTAGCCACATTAGGGCCGGTCAAAGACAAAACAGCGTTCAGTCCTTCAATAGATCCGATAACCCTAGTGAAGTCCTCCTCATTCTCACCAAAAGCCTCACGCAACTTGATGAAGGTTTGGAGCAAACCATCCTTCTCAATCGAGTCACGCACCTCATCAGTAGTGAAACCGTAGAATCCCAGCATCTCTGCTGCTTCACCGCTTGGCTTCAATAGTGCCTGCATAGCACCGCGCACACCGGTGACAGCTTCAGTAGCGCTCAGACCACCCCTAGTCAGGCCAGCAATCAGACCGGTTGTCTCTTGAAAAGAAACACCCAGCTCAGAAGCAATCGGAATGACCCTACCCAGTGAGCCAGCTAACTCTTCAGGCGCGAACTGTCCTAGCCGGACCGCTTCAGCCAAAGCATCTACAGCATCAGTACCTGACAAAACAGCAGGACTGTAAGTATTCATAGCAGCTGTTGCCGCGTTAGCAATGTCCTCAATGCTTCCTAGGCCGATTGCTGAACCCTTCAATGCGGCTGTTAACACATCCTCCGCATCAGCCGCACGCAAACCAGCAGAAGTAATGAAGAACAACGCATCCGCTGCCTCATTAGCTGATTTGCCAAACGCCGGTCCTAGTTCTCTAGCGGCATCTTGTAACTGTTCGACCTCATCAGCGCTCAGACCTACCAGACCCTGAATCCGTGAAAAGGTAGTCTCAAACTGTGTGAACTCTTTGACAGAAGCCACACCCACAGCAGTAATGGCGGCGGCAGCCACACGCCCCACATCCACAGCAAAGTTCTGAAAGTTAGAAAGCGCACGCTTAGCACCCTGCAAACCTTTGTCATCAAACTTTGTAACCAGTGGGATAAAGATAGCCATTACATTGCACCTCTTATTCTTTGGAGCTCTCTAGTGGCATCAGCCATGAAAGCATCAATGGCCCTCTTGCCAAGACCCTCAATCTGAGGGTAACGCTTGATGGCTGAGTCATAGACAAAGTAACCACCGCGCCCCTTGATTTGTTTAGCCCTCTTGATGCCCTCATTGAAAGCCCTGCCCTGACCATTGACCCTGTGTTGGAAACCAGGTATCCCATCACGCTCATAGTCTCTAGAGAACCTGGCCCCAGGTCTCCTAGAAGAACCTGCCAGCTCAGCGTAATCAAAACCGATACCCCCACCAGCCCTTGTTCCACCAGTAAACTTCATGGCGAGCAAGCGAGAAGCACCACCACGCGCACGCCCAGGAGTGAAAGACACAGATGATCTGGGCACGCCAGTCCAACGGGTTACACCATCCACGGGGTTCCCACCCCTCCTAGTGTTTGGTCCCATACCAGACAGGGGAGGCTGACTAGGGACATCGTTAGCAATCGCCTTAGCAACAGGGTTGATGCTCCCACGCATCTCAGAGCGCAACTTATTTAGAGACTTACGGTCCAAGCCTCTAAGCGTTTTGGTCACGCTCGCAATACCATCAACGCGCATCTGAGTAGAAAGCAAGGCAGACTCCAATCCTGCCTCTATTCTATCGCCTACGCTTACGCGGTCTCTGAGCCGCCTTAGCCTTCGCCTCCAACACCTTCTGGATAGTGAACAACATTCTAGGGTGCAGGTCAGCTAGATCCTGTGGACTGATACCAGTCTCCACAGCAATCTGAGCAATCAACCAATGAGCTGAAGCATCGCCTAGCCCTTTGATGATTTTGGGGAGCCTGCCTCAACACCTTCCACTGACTCAACCCACTTCTGGAAAGTCTCTTTAGTTTCACCGGTACGCTTCAGCACATGCCAGCCAAGCCACAGCAGGTGTGTGATTTTCATGTCCTGATTCAGGCGTGACACAGACAGATCGTACTCTGCCTCAAAAGCCACCAGGTCAGCGGCAATGCCTGTGACCTCTGTAGAAGTACCGTCAAGGAAAGTGATTAGGAGCGTAAAGTTCATGCTCCAGATACTACCCTAGTTTAGGCAGTACCGCGTGTGATTGCACCATCTACTGG